GGTGACAAAGACAAAACAATCAAAGTAAAAGACACTAGCAAAAAAGCTGCTGCCCCATCTAAGGCTGCAGTAAAAGGCAAAGAAATTAAAAAGTTTGCTGATGGCGGTATGACAGGCAATATGGCCACCCCACAAGGGATGCCATCACAAGAATGGTTTAACGACCCTAATAGAACTTGGGATCAATTAAGTCAAGGTTCTACTACTCCCGGATCAGAATATTATGTGTACCCCGATACAAAAAAACCGACCACTGATCCAAGTGCTCCTATTGTTGATATATTCCCGGGTGACCCAAGATTTACTGGCACTACACAAACACCATACGGTCAGCCAAACTTTAGCCCTACATTTACCAACACCAATACTTTCAATGCTAGTGGCGGCGCTGATTATGGTTTTGGTGGTAGCAACCCAATGCAAAATCCTGCAGGACAACAACAACCAAACTACAATCCTCAACAAAACCCAGCACAACCTGCCGCCGCTCCTGCTGCACCCGCTGGTTCTGTAAACCTGTTGCCTGGCCTATTTGGAGCTAAATAATGGAAGATTTTAAAGCCAACCCCAAGATGCAATGCTTCAAAGAAGGCGGACAAGTTAAGTATGAGTCACGCAAAGAGCATGCAGAAGAAATAAAAGCTGACATCAATCAAGATAAAAAGATTGTTAAAAAAGCAATTTCTATGCATGACAAGCAAGAGCATAAGGGTGAGAAGACCGACCTCTCCAAACTAAACAAAGGTGGCCGTGCTAAAAAATCTAAGGGCACTGTTAAAAAGTATCAAGCTGGTGGATATGTTCCAGTTAGTGAAAAAACAGTTGTTGATAACATGTTTAAATCAGCACCGTCTAAAACTCCTGCAGCTGCTCCATCTGCAGCTGTTAAACTTTCACCCGAAGCTCAAAAATTTGACCTTAACAAAACGGTAAAAGAAGCAGCTTACAAGAAAAAAGGCGGTTCTATCAATAATGTCTATGAAGCCAAAAAATCATCTGGTGACAAGGACAACATTCAAAAAGTAAAAGATATCAAGGCTGTTAAACTGTGCGGCGGCAAATCTGTAAAGAAAATGGCTGACGGTGGCATGGCAGGTCAAGGTGCTATTTCTGGTGCTGAACGCGCAGCTCTTCAAGGCGCACTTCCTAACAAAGTAAATGACATTGAGCGTATGCGCATGGCTGCACGTGCTAAAAATGCTATGAAATATCTTGGGCCAGCGCAACAATCTCAGTTTGTAAACCAAGGTGGTATGGGCAATGCAAATGCTCCTTCAGCGCCTGTAAATCAATTAGGTGGAACCCCTGGTGCATCAAATATGGGCGCTCCAGTTGGTTCTACAATCCCTGCACAAAAACGCGGTGGTAAGATCAAAAAGGCTTGTAAGTAATGCCGTTTAAATCTGAAGCTCAAAAAGGCGCCATGTACGCTGCAGCTGCAGGTAAAAGCACCTTGGGCATTCCTAAGAAGGTTGGCAAAGAGTTTGTTAAAGCTGGGCCAGCCTCTAAGAACTTACCTAATAAAGTACAAAAGCGGGCCGCTGGCCGCGGGAGATAATCTTGGCCTACTCTGGCACCACTAATCAAACTAAAATCAATGTTGATCAGCTGATTTCCTATGCGTATCGTGACGCAGGAAAAACCTCTGAAGAAATGACGCCTGAGTATGTAGATGCCGCAAAACAGGCGTTGTTTTATAACCTGCAAAACTTATCAAACCTTGGCGTTAATTTATGGCTATTAGAAAATTATCTCATAGCGCCTTTGGCTACTCAGCAATCGCTTTCCTTACCCCCTGGCACCATTGATGTTCGTGAAGCAAACTGGGTATATGTAATCAACTCACAAGCTATTGAGTATCTTCCAATTACTAATATTGATTCACCTGCTGTGTTTAACCAAGACATTAATTTGGTGTCTACCTCAGAAATTGGTAAGCCATACTTTGGTATTGAATATGAGAACGCGCAGCCTGTGTTTTATGTTGGCTTTAATGCATACGCTGCAGCCGGTGCAACAGTAACTTACAACTTTGCCTATGAAGTAAGTGATGATGGTATTACTTGGACCACGGTAGAGCAGTTCCCAGCAACAACCCTTTCTGATAAAGAGTGGGCTTATTTTAATATTAACATCACACCAGAGCACGCGTATTATCGATTGCGTGAGACTGTAGAAGCTCAGTTTTCTATTCGTCAGATGGTGTTCTCCACCAGTCAACAGGTTATCCCTCTTGCCCGCCTAAACCGTGATGATTATTGGAACCTACCAAACAAACAGTTCCCAAGTGCACGTGCATTGCAATATTGGTTTGATCGTACTATTGATCCTTCTATGTACCTGTGGCCAGTGCCAAACAATGACTTTCAAATGTTTCAGCTTGTTTTGGAAAAGCAAATGCAAGACGTTGGTTCGTTAACTAATGAAATCTATGTGCCTGATCGTTGGATTACATCTGTACAAGCCTCATTGTCACATAAATTATCCATGCAACTTCCTGGCGTTGAGATGACGCGTATTCAATATTTAGAAGCACAAGCCGATAAATTATTTATGCAAGCTAATAACGAAGAGCGCGATAAATCACCAATTTACTTCCAACCTAATTTTAGTTACTACACACGATGAGCGTCATTCAAACTTACGATTCGCTGGTGTTAAACATTCAGCAATACATGGAGCGTACTGACGCTGAGTTTATTGCGCAGATTCCCAATCTGATTGCATTAGCCGAATCATCTATTGCTGCGGAATTAAAAACCTACATGCAACTGATTGTTGTTGAAACTAGCTTGGCGCAAAACCAAGAAGTACTTAACAAACCAGCACGCTGGCGTAAAACGGTATCTATGAAGGTAAACGGAAATCCAATTTTATTGCGTAGCCAAGACTATGTGGCTCAGTATTTGTCAGAATCAGATCCTGCTCAACCAAAGTACTACGCCGATTATGACTACAGCAATTGGAACTTTGCTCCCAATCCAGATCAAGCATACCCAGTGGAAATTATTTATTACGCTGAAATTCAACCATTAGATGAGAGCAATCAACAAAACTTGTGGACAGCAATTGCACCACAAGCAATGCTATATGGCTCACTGTTGCAAGCACAAGGCTATTTAAAAGCGTTAGATAAACTGCCTATGTGGAAAGGTTATTACACAGATGCTCTCGCTGCGCTTAAAAAAGAAGATAATAGCCGTCGAATTGATAGAAATACTACGGTTCAGGAACCTTAATATATGACAACCCCAGTTTACGTTTCACCCTTTACAGGCACCGTTGTCACTCCAACGGATGTATCTTATCTTGCACTCCCTTTTAGTTCAAATCAAGAGCTTTTTTGGCCTTCTACTGTTAACGGCTCCCAAGTGGTTGCCGCTCGCATTATCGATTGCGTTGCTAGTGTTGGTGGTCTATCTATTGCACTTCCAGCTGCAGACCAGGGAACCCTTGGTTCTGATATTCTGTTCCGCAATTTGGGTGCATTTGACTTCTTGGTTACGGACAATACCGGTGGAGCGTCTTTTACTATACCTGTTGGTATCTCTAAGTACGTCTATCTTACTGATAATACTTCTGCTGCTGGTGTTTGGCAAAATGTAACCTTTGCAGCCGGTACGTCTTATGCTGACGCCGCGTCTTTAGCTGGCGCTGGTTTAACTACTGTAGACGGTAAATTAGCAACCACACAAAACATTGCTAATATTACAGCAACACCAACAGTAAATGATTCTAGCCGGGCCACAACGTTTGTATGGGGATCGGGCGCTGGTACATTTAACCTACCTAACTTTTCTGCACTTTCCACAGGTTGGTTTGTTGGGCTTCGTAATAATGGTACAGGTCAGTTAATTGTTAGCCCTGTTTCACCATCCCAAATTAATGGCAACGTATCTTTAACCTTTAATCCTGGTGATTCTGGTTTTATTTTTTATGATGCCTCAACTTATAACTTTTATACTGTTGGATTAACAGCACCGTCCAATGTAACATTTACAGCGGCTACTTATGACGTAGATGCGGTAATTGGTGATACGCTAAGTTTAACTTCTTACGCTCCAATTATTCAGACTTACATTGCGCAGTCTGGTACTCGTACAACTACTTTAGCAGTAACATTGCCGGCGATTACACAAATCTATGTCTTGGCAAACAATACTAACGAGACTGGTTATGACATTACTTTCCAAAACGACGGTAGCTCACAACCACCATTAGCAGTGCCAACTGGCAGTATTGCAACTGTTTTAAGTGATGGTTTAAATTTATACACCTTAACACAGGGTTCAACAGGAAGTTATTTAGCAGCCAACGGAACAGCTGGAGCACCATCTTTTTCGTTTTACAATGACACAACCAGTGGTATGTACTTAGTTGGTACTGGTGTGTTGGGCTTTTCTGCTAATGGCGTACAAATAATTCAGGTGGATAACTCAGATACATTTAACCCAATTGTATCGATTAATGCACGTTTACAAGCTGACTTGATTAATGGTGGGCAGTTTTAAATGGCAGCTGATAATCAGCAACAGGACACCACCCAATACACCCGCATTTATTCTTTAGCAATACCGCCAGGGATAAAGCGGGACGGTACTATCTTTCAATCGGAAGAATTTACTGACGGTGTCTGGTGCCGCTTTCAACGTGGCGACGCTAAAAAAATGGGGGGTTATACCTCCATTTTCCAAAGCCTTGACGGCATTTACCGCGGCATGGTATCACAAACGTATGATGGTGTTAACTATATTTTTGCTGGTAACTATGAGAGTTTGGATGTATTTACTACCAATCTAAGTTACGCAGCTGGTAGTGGG